CGCTTCCTGTGTCATGATAGACATAGCAGTATCGAATGACTTCTGAAACGCTTCTTTCTGATTCTCGACCGTGAACTGACCGCTCTGTTTCAGAGTGTCAACATAGGTCTGATTGGTGCTGATGACGGCGGTTGTAACCGCTCTTTCAGCATCATCAAGAAGGTTCTTCGCTTCCTCGCTGTCAATGTTCTGCTTTGCCTGTACATTCTTCGTGTGGATGTACGAGCATACAAAGGCTGTGATAACGGGGACGGCGGCAATGATAACGCTCTGAAGGAGCGTCAAGAGAAATTCTGTCATTTCTCTGTATCCTCACTTTCGTCGATTCTTTTTTCGCAGGGGAACGGGCAGGTTTTACACTCGCCCGGGGGACAGGGTTCGTCTCCGCTTGAATTACTGAGAGCTTTCAGCCATATCACGGTGAAATATACTCCCGCTATCAAGATCAAGAGACTCAACACCGCTTCCATATCACACCTTCGAGAAGGTTCCTGCGTCTACCCAACCGTAAACGGTCGAGCCCTGACCGGAGATTCGGACAAGGTGATACGGATGCTTGCATTTGTTCTTGTTGACCGCTGTAATCTTTGCTTTACCACCCTTGCAGGTCTTGGCAACAACAGAGGTCGAGCTGCTATAATGCACAGTCCCGTTGTAGTTGACGATGTCTCCTACATCCGGCGTCCATGCGCCCGGAATCTTGATTTCCTGTCCGACGTGAATAATGTTCGGGTTGGTGATTCCGTTGTATTCCGCAAGTGCCTTGTATGTAGTGCCGTACTTACCGGCGATTCTCGAAAGAGTGTCACCCTTCTTTACGACATACACAGCATCAGTGGAGCTTGCCTGCGCGGACGAAGGGACGGAAACACCATCGGAAGTTGTGCTCTTAACAGCTTCTTTTTTGCCTGTGTAGGTGACATAGGGCAGTTTGCCGTGCTTGGTCCAGTTTCTCGTCTTGTAACCGCTCTTTGTGCAGTTGCAAGCTGTGATCTGTACCTTGTTGTCCCACGCAGGGGTACACTCAACAGCAAGGCCATTGCCGACATACACGCCAATGTGACCCTTCATCCAAACCGCCTCGCCGACTTCGATCTTACCGAAATCGGTTGACAGCTCGGAGCACTGCGTAATCATGTAGTCAGCACCAATGTCGGGGACATCGTTGCTCTGATAGACCGCTCCGCCGTAGGTTTTGGACTTGTTGCCATTCCATCCCCACAGGACGCCTTTGATAAGGCAAACGCAGTCGAAGCCGAAGGTGTCTGAGGTGGCCGCGTTAATCATCGCGGTTCTATCCGCCTTTGCGTTGTACGAATGATGGGCGATGTACCGCTTCTTATTGGTCGCAGTCATCGGAGCACCGAAACAGCCCATGACGTACAGCGTCTTATAATTCTTCGCTACTTCAATCAGCTTGGCAGCCAACTGAGCGGCGGTCGTGATTTTGCTTGACACGGTTGTTTCCTCCTTTGAGGTTGTTTTTTCGGCGTACTTATCGAAATACTTCTGACCGTATCCGGCTCTTTTGGTCTTCACAGAATCGCTCTGATTGGCGGGGCGTTCGTACTTGGTGAGTACGCAATCAGACGCCGCTTTGACTGTTTTTGCGCTCTTGAGGACGGAGAGGACCGAAACAAAGCTGTCCTCCAGCTCTTCCGCAAGAAACTCAAGCTGCATTTCGAGGTCGCCGATAGATCTGTTTTTCTTCTTTGCAAACTCGAGAAGGCTCTGCTTTCGCGTCCAGTAGGTCCACTGAGCCAAGCCGTAGCCGGCAGCATCCTTGACGAAATCGCCATAAGAGCCGTTGTCTACAGCCGCCGTGTAGGTAGCATCAGTAAACCCGAGCTTCTTCTCGTATGTCTGCTGTAAATTGATCGGGCTGAGCGCAGACTCGGCGTACAGGTTTCCCATGAGACCCGCGACGCCGTAATCGCTCAAGCCTTTGCTTTTCAGAAAATTCCATATTTTCTGTTCGTTGTTTGCTCCAACGAGTGACATTGATTTTTTCACCTCTTTGCCGCAAAAAGAAAAGGGTTACTCGCGGTTCTGATCGTCTTTGCGATCATCGAGTTCCCATTTCCGTTCTTGCCGTCTATCTTTTGTGGTCTTGATCCAGCCCATGATACCACATTCGCCGCCACATAAGGCGAACACGCAGGTCACGAGAGTATCCGGGATCGTCCCGAATTCTCGGAACAGCTTTATCATGTAGATCACGAAAACAAGCAGGACGACGCCTATGATAATCAATATCAAATCCATCGTACCGATCTTGAATTTCGCTTTTGGTTTTGTTTGGCTTGCGTCGTCCGTGGCCGCTTTCGGTCCTTCGCTTCGCGGCATCGGACGCTTTTTGCGCTTCTTGTTGTCATGTGCGACGCTGTACCACAAAAAGACGTACAATGCAACGACTCCGAGAACGAAGCAGCCGACACAAACCAAAATTATAGCCCATGTCGGCATATTTTCACCTCGTCAATGCTTCAGCGGCAGGGCGTCAACCGCCTCGACGATCAGATCCGCGTCTCCGTTTCCGCCAAGCCCGGTGTGATAACTGTCGTGCATCGCGTGGAATCGCTTTCTGTCGTCGAATGAGATTTCGCCTTTGTCGATGTAGCTCTGACCGAGCCAAAGGATGCGGTCAAGCAGAATCAACTTGATCGCTTCGGACTGAGCCTTATTCTGATTCTCAATCCTTCTCAGTCTCTCGTTGACCTCCGCCTTGTCTTTTTCTTCGCATTCCTTCAGCTCTTCGACCGTTTCATAGAGCTCTGCGGTTCTATCTTCGCGCTCCTCCGCTTTATCCTCTTTCGAGGCTTCGCGAGTAGCTTTGAATTTCCATCGGTCGTGAAGAGCGTTCACCAGTGCCGCTCCTGCGGCTCCGCCGAAGACAACGCCTACGGCGGTCATGATTATTTGAAAAACTGTCATGCCAATATTTCCTCTCGTAATTTCTGTGTATTTGGACTGTTCGTCGAGTTTTTAACGGAGCCAATCGCCCAACTATGTCTCAAACACGGCGAGAGGTATCCATATCGAATTACTCAAAAGACAGAGGCCGGCTGCGAGAGCCGACCTCCGTGATGGGGTACTTCCGTCAGATCTCAACTTCGAGATCGGCGAGGATTTCCTCAACCTGCGGACGGATGAGAGCAGGAACCTGTGCAAGGGTCTTCTTGCCCTTGATGATGAGGGTAGCGTAAACAACTGCCATCGTGTGAATCTCCTTTCTCAGCAAAATTTTAAGGAAAAATTCTCTCAAGCGACTCATTCCTGTTCACCGTCGAGAATAGCCTTAACGTCGTCGCGGATGGACTCGGGGACGTCATCAAGCGTCTTCAAGCCTTTCTGAATCAGTGCTGCGTAGATCTTTGCCATTACAGAGTACCTCCTAAAGCGAGTTCGTAGACGTCACACAGAGCGATCTGAGTGTCTGTCATCTGAGTTTCAAGAGAGAAGATCTTGTCGGCAAACGCGCCGTCAGCAACCAGCTCGGTAATGCTCTGAATCTGAGCGGTAGCAGACTCAAGAACGGTCTGCATCTGCTCATTCAGATCATCGGGAAGTTCGGAGCCGTAGGTGATCGAGGCGATGACGTTCTTGTCGGTTTCGCGCTTGATCCACGCCTTCAGAAGGTTGCAGTAGGTCGTATGCTTCGTGACAAAATTCTTGTACGCCGCATAGAGAACCACGATGTCGGAGGCGGAGTAGATCTTCGCCTGTCCGCCGTCGCAGTGGTACTGCTGTTCCTTCGCGCCGAGAGTTACAGCCGTGAACATAGATTCGATGTTGGTCTGATCGTGCATCTCAAGAGAGAAATGCTCCATGCCGTCGGTAAGCTCTACGTCGATGCCGGCGTAGATCGAAGACTGGCACGTTTCGTTTGCCATAACGATTTTCTTTTCTGCCAGTGTAGGCAGATCGGTTTTCTTCCAAGTGATAGCCATTTTTCTGCCTCCTCTTACTGGAATGCGCCCGTGACAGAGGTGAGATAGCCACCAGTGCCGGAGCTGCCGCGCTTTACGGTCACGCGGAAGTTAAACGCCGCGCCGTTGGTGCAGGTCGTATTCTCGAA